ATTAGAATGAGTAATCTGTGTATATGTTGTTCCATCATACACGGCTGCTGGATTAATACCATCAGTTAAAACAAACTTAGGAGCACTCCAATTATACTTAGTAAACCTAACCTTCTTAACTCCCACCATAGTTACAGTGTTGGGAGTAGTAATAGCAGCCCAAGTGGACGATGATGCTACCCACCTATAAAAATAGTTTGTACCAGCAGAAGGCTTACGACAAGCAAAAATACTATTGTTTAAATCTTCTGCTACCAGTACGCCTAAGACAGCACCAGTGCCTGTAACTGTTCCATAGTTATTAGCAAATCCACTGATGCGTCTGTAACCACCATTAATAGAAGGTTCATAATTAATAAGCTGTGTAGCAGAACCGGGGCTTTCTTCACCTTGAGACAATACGTCTCTATTGGTGTTCATGCCACCAATCGAAGTTACTTTAAAGCCATTAATTCTATCTGCCATTAAAACACTCTAGGGTGGAATGAAGGGCTAATAGATGCTGTAGAACTCATATACATAGGCTCATCCAACAACAGTCTTCTCATCGCTCTAATACCAATATCAAACTTGTCTTTGTACACTGCTGCACCTTGTTCATTAGATCTGAACATCAGCATGTAGAACATAGCACCATCAATTAATACATTGGTAAATCTATCTGGAATGATGGCTACATCAGTAGACTCAACTAAGTCAGCAGGGAAAGACCAATACTTATATTCAATCTGATATGCCTGATCTGGAATAGGAGTAGCACCAAACTTAGACTCTTGTGTTTGATATACGGCAATGGTAGGACCATACCCACCAGTACCATTAACATCTTCCTGAGGACGATGATTGTTTAGGTAGTCAACATAAGTAATAACAGTAAGACGGGAAGGTTGATTGTTAGCTGCAGAAAGTCTCTTTAAATAAAAAGAATCCCAATCTACAGTGGATGTATCAGAAGGAAAACTATATGTACCCGTACCAACAGTTAGTGTTTGGGTTTGGGTAGTTAAAGCAAAAGGCCACTCTTGTGCAGAATGCATCAATTCTCTAATGGATGAATTGATAGCGTTCTTTGCTAGAGCTTGGATATTTCTAGCATTGTCGAATTCAGTGGAGTCCATAGTGACTTCACCCATTCTTCGTAGCAATTCATTCGTTAAAGAAATGTATGTAGACATAATTTTTAAACAATAAAAGGGAGAGGCGATTAAGCCCCTCCCTGCATCAACTAGCTATTAAGCCAGTTGCTCACGATCAACGGAAGTTCTTGCAGGACGACCATCAATATTCATCAACACAGCCCATACACGCACTTCACCAGAGGTGGGAGCAGTAGTTGCAGTGGCAATCAAGATATCAATAGTGTCAGCAGTAGCGTTGACGATAGGCTGGAAAGCAGCAGCATTCTGGGCATAAGCACCAGCAGCAGCAGCGTCAGCATCAAAGCCATCAACGAAGTTGTCAGCATCAACACCAGTTACGCCCAAGTCGAATGTAGTGTCAGAAGACTCACCACCAAGGGCGGTGATAACTTCCATACCAGCATTCAAGATGAGAGTGTTAGCGGGAACACTGAGACATTCGATGACATCAGCAGCAGCCAAGGCAGAGCCTTTAGCTGTAGCTGCAGCAGCGAAGTCAACTGTAACATCGACCAAGTAAGGGACAGCACCAACAGTGCGACCAGCGGAGGCTGCACCAGCCAAAGTTGTAATAGTTGCCATAATGTTTCTCCTTAAGCAGCGTTGTATTTAGCAGTGACGATGCCTTCAGGACGCAAGATTTTGCGACCATAAAGATGCATACCACGCACGATGTCAGCGAAGCTGTCGGGATCACGATATGTTTCAGTCTTGGTGATTTGCTGAGCAGATGCAACAGCAGAGTCATGACCACCAACAATCACACCATAGTTGGAGTTCTGGTTAGCAGTACCTGAAGTACCAGCACCAGTACCAATTTTTGGCAGGTTGTTAGAAACATAGATGCGGAAGCCATGCAAGTTGTTAATGACCAAGCCGTTCTGCATACCAGAACCACCAAAGTCACTATTCAACAAGCGGCTGTCTTCGTCCTTCAACATTTCGATGAACACGGGATCGACAACCAACCAACGACCAGCAGAATCAACAAACTGCGTGTCCAACAGACGACCCATACGAGCAATCACCATCAAAGGAGAAGCTACATCAGTAGGTAATGCTGTTGCACCGGGGAGGCGGGGAGCCAAAGGAATGGAGTGATCACCAGCAGAAGCAGTAGTGATGTTACCGAAGCTACCTTTTTTCAGCTTCATAGAAGCCAACAACTCATCAGCACCAGCGGCAGTAACTGCCTTAGTACCAGCGGCTGCTGTACGAGCTGTGTCAGGATTCACATGCTTTGCAGACTGTGAGAAACCAGACAAGTAACCCAAGACATCTTGGTCATACTGATCACGCAAACGATACGCTGCACGATCAGAAGCCATCTGCATGAAGTTCACATGTGAGTGAGCTGCTTCGATGTCATCAATCTTGAAAGCGTAGTAGTTAGCTTGGTCAACAACCAAGGTGAAGTCTTCATCATTCAGATCTTGAGCAGTGATCTGTGTGCCACGGGCGTAGCTTTGAACAGACACTTCAGGTTCTTTAATGATTTTGACACTGTCGCCCATGTTTGCGATTTCACCAAAGTAATCATTATTGGTGATGTCTTCAACAGTAGACGCTTTACGGAATGCAAGTTGTACTTGCTTTGAATAGATGACTGGCGAGAAATTACCATTAGGTAGATTCCCGTAGCCAACTGCTTTTGGAAAGGCCATTTTAATATCCTCCTAGATATGTGTTAGGCATATAATTAAATACGCTGAACATCACCACAGAGGCTGTATTTGATGGGTGTGTATAAAACAGGGATGCCTCCACTTGTTTATACAGGCCAACAAACTTCAGGTTGTTCTGACAGTTTATTGTTTTGCGTGACAGATAACTCTACGGGGTAGTGTAACTAGTATGATACGGCCCATAGGAGCAAGACTAGATACCTAGCCCTGCTTAAAGTTATACCAGTTGTTTCAGGTTTGTCAATACTTAACGAGCACTTCCGCTAATATCGTATACAAACTTACCTGATTGTAATGCTTTAGCAATAGCTTCTTGGTTCTTTTCATACTCAAAGGTAGTCATTTTACTTACCTGTGATTCATAAAAGACACCATCTGTGCTCTCGCCTGTAGGTGCAGAACGACTACTACGGGTGTTTACGCTTTCAGCAGCACCCTTATCTGTAGTAGTTTTCTTAACCTTAATACCTTTATCAGCTTTGTAAAGATCGATTGCACGGGCAGCAGCCTTAGCATCACTCTCATTATCATACAAAGCATCTTGAATCCATTTAGGTTGTTCTTCAACCCAGTTGTGGAAGTCATCATCATCACGGATAACATCAAAGTCTGGATGCAAACGCATCAATTCAGCCTCTGCCTTATCCTTAGATGTCTTATTCTCCCTCTCATCTAGCTGTTTGAATCTCTCATCCAACGCTTGGGTTTGTTCCTTAGCCTTTTTAATTGCAATGGTTTCAACAATCTTTGCAACATCAGGATAGGTCTTTGCCCATTCAGCCAGCTCTTCCTCACTCTTAGGAAGACTAATTTGTTTCTCTGTACTCTGCTGTAGCTGTGAGCGAAGCTCATCAATCTGCTTTTGCAAAGTAGTTTGCTGTTGCTGAGAATGTCTACGCAGATCTCCATAACGCTTCTTAAAGCTTTTCTCTTCTGCGCTTAAAGAACTGTCCTCAGATTCTTGTGGTTCCTGTGGATCTTTGTTCTTATCTTCAGCTATTTGTTTAAGCTCTGCTTCTTCTTGTTCAATCTTATCTTTGTTAGCATTACGCTTACCAAAAGGAGAAAAAGCCTGAGCTTGTTGATTCTGATTAATTACCGCTTCTGTCATACTTACCTTTTAAGTTGGGGCTAACTGTAGCTGTCAATACAGGGAGATAGGTAGCCAATGATGGTGGGAATTATTAAGTACCTGTCTGCCCACCTCAGACTTAGGTATTCAAATTATATATTATTTTTTACGTCTTGCAACCAGTCCACCCTTAGCCATAGCCATAGGCATCTCTGGAGCAGTCATATCTGGCATAGTGTCCGAACCAATAGGCATCTCAGGAATCACAGGAGCAGCAGCCTCATTCATAGACCCAGATAACATAGTGTCTTCCATACCATCTGTTAGTCGATAGTCAGCAGCATCTGAAAAATCAGCAAGTTCTGAGTCTATTGATTTAAAATCTCTTACCTCAACTGGAATGTTTTCATTAACTGTTTGTTGATTTCTTCTGTCTATTCCCATCTGAGCCATCTTATCATTAAACATTTTTTCAAAACGCTGATCTACGTTGTCAATAGAAGATAGCATTTTTTCTTTTGTTCCAATGTTGCTTTTATTTCCTATTGCTTTTTCAGTTTGTGTCAAAGCCGCTTGATCTTTCTGTGCTTGATTGGCAATGCTTACTTCTTGAGCACCTTCTGGAATATCTGTAGCTGGAACACCATTAATGAAAGTAACAAACATAGAACTGCCATCAGGCTTCTTAAACTGTTTTACTTGAAAGCCAGTGCTAGGAGTAGGCATACCACCAACAGCCATATTGTTCTCTTCTTCTCCACCTTCACTATCAAGTTCACTCATGATGCTATCAATCTCAGAAGCAAACTCATCTCCATGTGGTTCTTCTGGGCTGGCTGCTTGTTCAGCATTGCCCATCTGACCAATCTCTTCCATACGAGCCAAGCCTTCTTTAGCCTTGTCTCTAATCTTCATTAGACGATCTAGTCCAATGTATCTAACAACATCAGCAGGAAGAACAAACTCCCCCTCGCTAAGCTGAGCAGGAATATCATCTCTAACTTCTTTTTGTAAAGAGCCAGCAGGTACTTCGTTACCAGATACAGGATCTACTGTACCGCCTTCTTCATTCATGCCGCCTTCGGCAAACAGTGTATTCATATCGTTCACAGTACCACCTTTATTGTAGTTAAGTCTATCATCCGATCCACTCCACGATCCTTTATTAAAAATAGATTTTGCTTGGGAGGGATCAAAAATTATGTAGGAGTCTTTTGCTCCATACTTTTTTATTAGTGTTCCATCATCATAGTCTTGAAGTTCATCAATCTTTTCAGATTTCTGTTTCTCTGTTCCTTTTAGATTTAGACCTTCTCTCTTATTAAGATAAACAATTCCGTCATAGCCATCACTCTTAATTAAATCAACAACAGCTTTATTCCGTTCAACAATAGAAGGTATACTTTCTATTTCATCAAGAAGGTCTTCATTAAACTTTCCTGTTGATCTCAACTGCTCTAATACTTCACCACTACCAAAACTACCATAATCATTTAATCTCAATGGGTTCTTTACATCTAAATATGTTGGCACAACATTACCACCTTCTCTAGTAGCAAACTCATTAGCTTGATCTGCAGTGCCTATGTGTGTCCCAATTTCTTGTGTATCTGTTTTAACATTACCAGTATCAAAACTTTCAAAATCTTTATTTCTTCCGTGATACATCACACGGGGTTTATTCTTCTCATCTACAACTGTAGTGTCTTTGAACTTAGACTTAAAATTTTTATCGCTTTCTTTTTTTGGTATAAGTGTTGTCTTAATATACTCAGTAATTTCTTGTGGAGTTATCTCTTTAGACTTAGCAACAGAGTTATTTTTTACTAAGTCTGTTAATGAAGAAGATGATTTAGCTGCTTTCTTTACTCCAGCTTTTGCTAACTGTGTTGCCAACCCCATCATGTACTCCCTTGAATAAACACATCACTTGTGTACATTTACTTCATCCTTAAGATATTTCAATCTGCGTAAAGCAGCAATGGCTCCTTGAGCCTTTCCAATCTCACGCATCTCTGAAGCTTGTTCTAAATCTTTCTGCTTGTTTGCAATTTCTGCATCAAGTAAATCTAAGAACGCATCCCATGTTACATGAGTGTTTACAAAGCCTTTAAGCTTGGGGAGGTACAGCTTGGACATTACCAGCAAATCCTTGTTCACCCGGTACTGGTGCAGCACCAACACCGATATTTCCACCACCACCACCAGTCATATCAGACACTGGAGGAGGACCACCTTCTGGGCCACCAACTGGAGGAGCACCCTCTGCTGGAGCAGCAGGAGCTGTAGCTTGCTGCATCAGTAAAGCTTGACGCAAAGCCTCATCCATATTGTTAGTCACCTTGTCTGGATCTAAGTCCATACTCTTTGCTATCTCACGAATGATGTAAGGAAACTTAGCAAACGGCATTAATGCTGGTGAACTAGCAATCTGCAAGAACTGCATCAAGCGTTGGCTCCTCACCTCATTAGCCATCAAGCTCTCTGTTCCCCTAGCTGTAACTTCCAAGTCACCCTTGATAGATCTATCAAAATCAAACTGCATGTTAAAGCTAAAGAAAGCTTTACCAAGCGGAGCCAACAAGTAATCATCCACATTCTTGATGATGGTTTTAACACTACCAGAAGCAGCATTCATCAACATAGAAATACCAGAGGCTGTTCTGCCTACACCACTAACACCTGTTTGACCATGTGAGAAGGAAGGCATACCTGTTGATTCATCTGACAATTGTCTAGCCTTATCAAACAGTTGCAGGTTCTGTGCAGCCACGTTAGGAAACTGTGTTCCAAACAAAGACTGACCGGGAGCACCACCCTGTCTCCTAAACACTTTACCCGGAAACACTGTCATGTCTTGACCGGGAACGAGATTGGTTTCATCAACCTCGAATACAAGGTTGCCAGACAACACTGCATTATCTACAGCCATACGCATAAAACCATTCATAAGGGTCTGGGTGTC